TCACAATGCTACTAGTTGGCAAATAGCTAAAGATCCTGAATTCAAAAAGATTATAGATGAATCTATAGAAGATTATATTAATGTTAAAGAATGGCATAGTATGTTACCTAAGTTACCTGAAGATGGAGGTACTGGTTACTATGCAGATTTAACAAGATTATATGCTAGAGTTAAAGTACATGTTAATGGATATGTATCAGAATGGTTTATACTTAATCCTAAAGATCAAAATGTACAAGATGTTATTATTACTGAAAAGGGTAAAGAGGATATACATACCACAGCTCAAGCTATAGGTATGATATAATAAGGAAAAAATATGAAACATATAAGAATTGCAGTTGACGCACCAGTACTACAGGCTAGTATTAATTTAACACATTACGCCACTTCTTATCAAATTGCTAAATTTCCAGATTTTAGTAATATTGATAATATAATACACGAATCTATAGATAATGAAATAAATTTATTAGATTATAGAGTTGAGTTAGATATATCAGATGATGATACTGTATATATTAGAAATAAATATCATTTTAAAGATATTGATAATAATATTAAAAATAGTAATTGGTCTAGAATAACACCTGTTAGTGGATTACAGAAAGGTTTTAAACTATCTAATAGTATGGTAGTAACACCTAAAGTATCATATAGTATATCTAAGAATAATATTATGTTAAGAACCGAGCCTATGCGTATGTATACTGGCGTTGGTATACACCTATCTACTAGTTGGAAAATAATTACTACTGATAATAAAGTAGTTTATAATAGAGTAAAAGATAGTGATAACTTAACTATGTTAATTATACCTAATACATTAGATCTTGATAAAGGTTATACTGTAGAAGTTATACACCATACTACTACTAATAATGATAGTTTACCTGGTAAACTATTTATATTTGAGTATAACAAATACCATAATATTCTAGATATAGAATTTATAGGTAATATGGTTATTGATAGAAAATTCTTTTATAAGATTAAACTATTTACATATGGATTTAAACATATTGATATTGAGATAAGAGATATTCGTAATAACGTAGTAAAATCTATATATAATAGTAATGACTATAGTGGATATATATTACTAGACGATATGTTAGTAGATAACGAATATGTAGTATATAGTAGAATAACATTAAATAATAACGAAGTTATTGACTATAAAGAAGTATACCGTGGTTATTTACATAGTAATAAGTTAGTTGTATGTAATAATACTGATTATTTAAATAAGTTTAGTTACGGTACTGATATGATAACTGGCGGTGAAGTAACATTTACAACTAGAGAACATTATGACAACACAATACTATTACCAGATCCATACAGTGATAATATTGGTGTGTATGAGTATACTGATAATGTATTTACTAAACTATTTAACATATATATAGGTAGTGGTAATAAACGTGATATTAATATAATACCTTTACCAACTGGTGATATATTAGTTAATTATTATGAAAATAGTATTGGTAATAAATATGTTATACTTAACTATAATCCTATTAAATTAACATATGGTATACATAACACATTTATAAGACCTAATGAATTCGGTAGTACTGCTAATAATGGATCTTTAATAGTTACTAATGATAACATAGCATATTATGTAGCTAATGAAGAAGATGAAACTAATTTATCTATATATAGTTTAGATATATATAATGGAACATTTACTAAAGTAAATGATTTACCATTCACAGCAATAACTAATGTATCTTTAGTTACAGATTGTGATAATAATATTTATATATTCGGTGGTAGTATTTCACACACTATAGATGATGATTTTAGAGCTGTTTATACAAGAGAAAATAATAATATATATAAATATAATACAAATACTAATACATTTGAAATAGTAGCAGTATTTCCAGATTATTATAGTATTAATATATATAGTATCCAAAGTTTTCTACGTAAAGATGGTAAAATAGTTATGTTTAATAGTGTTAGTAGTGGAACTGAATTAGGTAACCATAACACATTAGTATTTAATCCTAAAACATATGGATTTGAACTATATGATACTGATAATAATTTAAATATACCGTTTAAAAGTAATATAGTATTTAATAATGGTAATATATTACGTGTATCTAGAATATTACAAGATCCACAAAAAGTTATGACTTATATAGCTAATACTCTTATTGATAGTGAAGTAGTTGATATTACAGATACTGTAAATGTTAATACAAATCTAGTTGTTAATAGTGGTGAAAATATAACAGTGTTTAATCCATATAACTATGATAGTATTAATATATCAGGTACTGGTACATTAACATGGGATGATAATGGTACTATTAGAGTATTTACTAGTGATATTTTAGTTGTTACTAGAGATACTAGTATGACACAAGCTGAGTATGATGCTGGTGGTTGGTCAGAAGTATTTATACTTACTGATGTGAGATTTGTTATAGAAAATTAATACCAATAGTATAGTACCATCTGGTACTATACTATATTTTACTGATATTATCACATTAGGATATAACATGAATAAACTATTTAATAACCCGAAAGATCAAATACTTTCAACAGAGATGATAGAACCACAACATAATGATTATATACTACCAGCTTTAAGACAAGAGTTTAAGTCTATTATAGATGGTATTAGAGATCATACTTTAATAAATAGTGATGCTATATTTAAAAATAAAACTACTTATGCTAATATTACTAATATTGATACAATAATAACAGAAAGATTTGGTATTAGTTTTAAACATGTTGCTAATACTAATAATAATTATGGTATATGGACTACACCTCCTAGTAACTATAATATATTATATAAAAATATAGAAGACGATTATAATAACTCTAAAGATTATATTAAAACACTTAATAAACAAGATAGTGGTTATAAAACAGTTGAACAAATTAAATATGCTAAATATGATACAAACGATATGTTGTTTAACTGGATTAAATCTGTTAAAGCTTTAGATAAAACATTAAATACTAGTAATGTTACTATAGATTATAAACAAGCTAGAATAATAGGTTTACCTACTGATTATAAAGTATTTATACTAGGTGATATATATAGCTTAATAGTTAATATGAAACTGGATGAAAATGAGTTAACAGCTATACTACTACATGAGATAGGACATGCTTTTAATACTATTGAGTACGCATATAGATCTGTTAATAATACATCAGTATTACTAGATTCATTACAAACTAATATATCTAAAAAGAATAAATCTTTTAAAGATAGTTTAGTATTAGCATACGAGCATACCTATAACGAGAAATTATCTAAAGATACTATTGATAGTAAGTTAGCACTTATACATATACTAGGTAAACATATAGATAAAAATACTGCTATGAATAATGTACCACATGGTAATACTGATAATGAACAACTAGCTGATCAATTTACAGCTAGATTTGGAGAATATAATAGTTTATCTACAGCATTAGAAAAAGTATATTTAGAATTTGATAATAATCCATTTGAATATAAATATTCTAATGTATTGATACTATTTATATTACCTATGTTATATTTTAGTATTATAGTAATATTACTAACAGGATTACTATCAGCTGGATTATTATTTATAGGTGGATATACACTCACAGTAAGTATAACATATCTATTGCAATCTATATTAACTAGCGGTAATATGTCTACAGGTGATACCTATGATGATACAATTAGACGTATAATACGTATTAAAAACGATATGGTTAGACAACTACGTATATATGGTAAAAGTATGGATAAGAATGATATAGATAATATATTAGCTAATATAACACGTGTTGATAAAGTTATTGAAACTATTCCTAAGATGGATAATACTACGTTTATAGATAGATTTATAAGAAACTACACCTCTTCTGGTAAACAAGCTGTTAGATTAAAACTAACTGAACAACTAATAGAAGATCTTACTGAAAACGATCTTCATATAGCAACATATAAATTAAAGGATATAAAATGAAAATTAAAAACAATGAACTTACAGTACTAACTAATATACTACATAGTAGCAATGTTAACTTAAGATTGGTATCATATTTAGCAATTGGTGAAGTAATAGCTTCTAAATTAATTACTAATAATGAACTTACTAAAGATTATGATAAAACTATTAATATTAAAATTAAGAAGATAATTAATTTTATTAATGAACTAGCAATAGTAGATATTGTTATGTTAGAAAAATCTATACTTAATGTACTTAATTATAAATTATCTAAACAAAAATTAATTATAAATAGTAATAATATTTATAATATTACTAGTTTTGAAGATGTGTTAGGTGTTAATAAATATTTTAGTAGTGAAACTATTAATATTATTAATAATAACTTTACTTTATATAGAGATACTATGTTAGCAACATTAAATGCTAGTAATAGTATAATGGAAGTTACTGATGGAAATTAATGAAACTCAACTAGATGAACTTATAAAGTTCAAAGATAATATAAAACAAACAGGTGTTATTTCTAAAGGTAATGTACTATCTTTAGAAAGTTTTATTGGTACTAATGTAATAACTAGTAAAATCAATATTAATAAATATACTAACTCTCTAACTGCTATATGTGGTGATGATACTGTAGAACTGTTAGAAGAGTATATATCAAACGTTAGTATACAACAAGATGTTACCTTTAATAATTTAGTAGAAACTGTTAGTAAATGTAAATACTTAGTAAAAGAATATTATAGCAGCTTAGTTAGTTTAAAAAATAGTGATCAGTCTATTATAGATAATATTACTAATGAAAGATTTATATACTTTTATAATAATGAAAATATATTAGATACAATACTAAATCAACAACTGTTTGATGTTTTATTGTATCGCAAAGATTATGTTAATAGTATATTAGCTGCTAATGATATTAATACAGTATATAAGTATAATTATATAATGACTTGTGTTAGTGATATTAGTGCTATAAATAAAACTAATGATGATATATATATATTTACAGCATTGTACAATATTATAAATAATAGTCTTATTGATATTATGTATGATAAACATATTAATATTGGTAGTATAACAGTAGCAGATATGGTCAAAGCTATAAATGATATAGATACTATAACTAATAAACTACATGAAGTATATTTACACATAGACGAACACATAACAGATATTATTAAATATAATCATATTTATAATATTAATAAAAGAGAACTACATACTATGTATAAAAGATATAATAATTTATACAATGTATTAGAAGATCAACAGTCTATGTTACTAATAAAAATAATATTAACTATATTTAATAAATAATGTAATAGTACTACTACCATATGGTAGTAGTACTATACATATTGTATTATAACAGTTAAATCATACTTAACTAATAAATCATTGTTCTTATCAATATCCAACTCTTTACTAAGAGTTAATCTATTAGTTTTATCTTTAATATTAATAACTTCAGAATTAATACTATCAATATCTGTTATTTTAACAGCAGCTACAATATTACCTATAGAAGCTATAATATCATTACGTATATCTTCTAATATAATAGTTTGGTTATTAAAATGTTTATTTATAACTTTACCTATTATACTTTTATAAAGATATATATCATCATTAGACAATATATTAGTACTATTAATATATAATGTAATTGTTGGTTTAACTAAGAATGGTGCTGAATAGAAAACATTATTAATACTAACTACTATATTCTTACATGTTTTATAAGATTTATATACTAGTTTAGTATTCTCTAATAGTTTATTATTAAGATCAGGTATATCTTTTAATAAAGAAGTACTTAGTATATCTAATATAGAATCTTTATAATTAACATAAGCTGTGTTACTAGATAATTTAAATTCATATTCTAACATTAATATATCTATATATCTTACAACGCCAGCAATTGTATCTATAGTTGGTAAACCATTACTATCTAATACAACATCTCCTATTTTATGTTTATATACAATATTACTATCGCTATCTAGTACATTATCACCTTTACTGTATATCTTATCATAAACTATTTCAGTAACACCATTCTTTGTAACACATTCATATATAGAACCGTTATCTTTAATATCGTAAACATCTTCTTCATATGTTAATGGTACATTATATGTATATTTAAGAAACTTACGTTCTGTATAAGTGTTATATAATCTATTCCATATATATTCTAGTTTATTACCAAAATCAATATTTAAAGTTTCTTTAGATATAACAGTATACTGTTTATTCTTTTCTTTTATTATTTCATCTAGTAGATATCCAGTATTATCCACAACGGTTATATCTGTTGTATACAGGTATATATTTACTATACTTTTCATAGAGAATTTCATATCATAGACATTAGATACACCACTTAATAAATCTATATTTTCATCTTCTATAAATAGATTAGTTATTATATCAACACTATAATATTGTGTATTAGTATCATATGTAGCGTAGTGTGTAGATTTTAAATTATTACCTACTAATGGTAATACTAATTGTACACCTATTTGATTAGTTGGTATATTCTTAAACTCTTCATTTGCTATTATAGTAAACACTAATCTATAACCACTAGCTATTTTAATTATAGTAAATTTATCTATATTAGCTCTAGGATGTATGTTTAAATTCTTACCAACTATTTTTAGATCTTTAGCAACAGGTTTATCTAGATCATACACAGTAGAATACGTATATTTATCATCATTAGTTATTAAATAATAATATGGTGTATAGAAATATTTATTAGTTTTAAAGAATTCTATTTTCTGTATATTACTTAATAATGATATATAATTAAGTTCTTCTTCTGTTACAATAGTAACTATACCATTAACATACTTAAACACCGTATTAGATTTAATAACAAAGTTATTACGTTGTATATTAATATTAGGATTATTATAAATATCTTCTAATAGTACTTTAGTAGTATTAAAGAAAACATCTTGCTCTGCTAATATAAGATTAGAACTTATAGATGGTAAATTATTAGTTGCTATATACATACGTTCAGTTACAATATCTGTTATTTTATATATATTATAACCAGCCATACTAGCATATCTAGATAATTGATAATCTGTTACAGGTAAATCTATATCACCTGTTGTATTAAATACTATAGAGCTACGTAACTCTTCAGTACTCATACCATTAGACCCACCTTCCAGTATATCTCTACTATTAGCTAATATAGCTATATTAGTAGATGTTGATGCTGATTCATTCATACCAGTATCACCAAGTGTTATAGTAAAGTTTTCAAATGTATATTTATTAATAGGTAAATATATCTTACCTTTTGTTTCATATAGATCTATATTAACATTACCAGATATACCACTATCAACTAGATACATATCTGGAATTCTAAATAATATATCTTTTTCATATATAGAAACATATACTGTTGGTTTAACAGGATCTAAATACTCATCACTATGAGTTTTATATATAGGATAGTATTGGTTATTAGTATAACTATTCTTATATTTTACATCTGAGTAAAAATATTTATCAGTTGCAGTTATGATTTGATTAAATCCTTCACTAACACTAACAGCTATATTTTTATTTATACGTTTACACTGTTTAACTTTTGTTTCAAATAGTATCCATGGTATACCAGAGTTATCTGTTATAACAGTAGATGGTATAATACCCACATCTGCATATGCTATATCAATACTACTAGTATGTTGTTCTACATAGATAGAGTTATTATCATATAGTCTTATAACTATATCATTAAGTAATGTTAATGGTGTATCTAATACAATAACTTCTGTATTATGTGGTATTGTAGTTTCTATGTAATTAGCATCTATTGGTCTATATCCGCTTGTTTTTAAATTTAATATATTAACATAAAATACTATATGTACTTCTGCGGGTATAGCAAACATATTAGATAATTCATCATCTGTTATATGGTGATATAACTCATCTGATCTAACAGCTAAGTTAGGATATTTTTTACGTATAACATTCTTAGATTCTACTAATGAATTATAACTAGTAACAGCAGCTGCTTCTAATAACATAGTAAATGGATTAGTAGGATCTGATACTACTAACTCACCATTACTACCTGATTCTATTTGATCCAATATTAGTTTCTGCACCATATTAGGATTATATACGTACTGTTGTAGTACTTCTCTTGTTAATTCCATAATAACACTCCTATATTAAAGATGATATGATTTTTTTATATGTTAGACTATTTTTATTTATCCACCATTCTAATTCTAATGTTTCAGTATTAATAACTGGATAACCTCTGTTATTAAATAATGATATTAGTGTTGGTGGTATTTTCTCTAAACTATGTGGTAACCCAGATAACATAAGTCTAACATCATGGTTAAATATAGCTACTGTTTCGTTAAATTCTTTTATTAAAATATCATCGTTGTACATAGCACCAACTGATGTAAATCTAACATTAACTTCTTTGGTTTGATCATTATACTTAGTAGCATCTGTAAAATCAAAAAACTTACCTACTGGTACATTAACAGGTATACTAGCTCCTGTAGCTGCTATTTTCTTAACTATATGCTTAGATTCATCTAGAACTAATCTATATATTCTAGTATTGTAATCTATTTCATTTTCCGTTATAAAATCTAGATATGGTGACATAGTACCTTCAAATACCGCACCCATATACATTAACCATGTTTGTAACATAAGTATAATAGGTTCATCTTTAGTATTTTTAAAAGTACAATCTATATCAAATGTACCGTAAATATCACTATGCCCATCTGCTTGAAAATATTGTTCACCACGGAGACCTTCTTTAGAAGCATATGTTGGCATAACAACATCTGGCCACCCAGACATATTAGTTATATTATTAGTCAGTATTGGCATAAATGGCATTTGGTTATCTAATAAACTAGAAATTATATTATTATATTTTAATCTAGGGTCTAATAGACATCTAACATACCGATGTACTGTATTATCTTTAGTAGTCAATAGTGAATACATCTTTCTTATATTTCTAATATTTTGTGCTGACATATTAAGTTGTGGTCTTGTAAAAAATGCTAAACCATAACTATCTCTATTTTCTGGTATAATACCTTTAACAGCTTGATGATTAAGGCCAAACATATTATTAGAAGCAGCTTTACTTATACTACCTGTATTTTGTGTTAGTGTATGAAATGAGTCTAAAGACTCTATAGAGTTATAGTCTACAGCTCTACCTAACATACTATATTTTGTATCTGACATAGTATTATCTCCTTGATTATTCAGGAAATCCATAATTGAATGATTATTACACGATAAACATATAAAGGATTATGATATGGCTGGTATAGTAAGCTCGTTACAAGCGTTAACTAACATAGTAACAACACTAGTAGATTCAAATACTACTGATAGTAAAGAATTAGGTAAACTAATATTAAAAAATGTTAAAGATAGTGCCTTAATAAGAACTGATGGTAGTATTACTAAACTACTTAGTAGATATGTTATAGAACCAGTTATTATAGCTACCAAAGGTACTAAAGAAACTGAAGTTATTGATAAAATATTAGAAGTTAATACTGATATGTTTAGTAGTTTCTATTTACAAGCATTTGAAATATTAACTAGTATTAATGGATTAACACCTGTTATAACTATTGATCTATTAAGTAGTGATAGTGGTGGAATAACTAGATTTGCGTTATCTGGTACAGATAAATTATTATCTATGGAATCATTAACAGATAATACATATATAGGTCAATTACTTAGTGATAAATCTATAGGTCTTAGTATAGAAGCTGATGATAAAAAGGCTAAAGAAAAGAAAGACTCGTCAATATCAGCTGATGACAGATTCAACAATGTTGATAAATCGCCATTACATAAAATATTACAACGTAATCTAACTGTAACTGTAGCTGCCAGTGGTAATAATAAAGCTGGTGATTTATTTAATCATACAGTAAGCATACCTATTACTATTAAAGCACATGTTATATATACTACTATTGATAATGTATTAAATATGTTAGCTCCTAATGCTAGTGATAAATCATTTACAGTTAGACTAGATGAATACAGATCAGGTGCTATATCATTATCAGATTTAATATTTGCTACAGATCTTATTAAAAAATATAAAGATAACAAGATAAAAGATAAAGAAGATATTATTAATATTACTAATAATAGAATTGTATCTGCACATAGTAAAATATTAGATAGTAAAGCTGTTGGTTTTGAGAAAAACTATAATATGTTAGTAGTAACATCTGAAGATAAAATACGTTTAGATAAACATGTTAGAGGTGATGTTAATAATGAAAAATATAAACAAGATCTATTAGAACAAGCTAACGCACTAACACTTACTATTATAGATCAAGATTATGAAAGATGTTATATACTAACTAGAGATATTCGTGGTAGAACTGATATAACATTCAAAACATTGATGAATAGAAAAGATAAGGGTGTTGATATAACAGAACTTATGAAAGCTATGTCGTTAAATAGACCACCAGTATTTTAATTAAAGGATAAGTATGTTAAAAGGTATATTAGAGTATGTTGGTATTATGAACCATACCATTAAAAAAGAGTCTGTTGTTAAATCATTAGATTTTATATTAGCTAATATTGATAACGATGTGATACCAGCATTAACAGCTGTTATAGATAGTAATGATATCAAAGTTATAATAGATAGTAGTATATTAAACAATATAGGTAATATGTGTGATATTAAACATAAAAATAATATTGATGTATTAGTAAAAATTAAACAATTGTTCGTATCTATATCTGATAACAGAAAGGAATTATATAATTTAGTTAATGTTGAATTAAATGATATCGTAACAGACAAAACCATAACGGCTAAAGATGGTGCGATACTAAAAGTTATGAGTGACATAGCAAGTATTAATATATATGTATTAGATTTAGTATATTTAGTACTAATAGATAACTCAGATACAGATCTACCTAAGATCAGACTTAAGCGTATAAGAGATACAATGCCATCGTTTGCTGGTGTGTATAAAGTATATAGTGAGGATTTTAGTAAGCTGTTAGAGAATATTAGTAAAATATCTAATACTGTTATTGATATTAATGATGGTAATAGTAGTATGACTAATATGTTGTTAGCTAAAACCGGAAAGCATGTAACATTACCAGGTGCCTCTGGATTTATTAATAATCCTATATATCATGTTAGATTATGGTTTGTAGACAGAGAGGTTAAGAAGTATGAATCTTTGAAAGAGAAGAAAAGACTAATTGAATTAAAACTTATGGAACTTAAGTTAGAACAAACTAACACATATGACCAGACGTTACGTAAACAAGTAGAGTATTACGAAAATAAATTGTCTACTATCGAGTACAAGATTGAAAAGATAGAACAAGATTAATGTTCTGTATATTTTTGCAAAAATATAATAAAAAACAAGGAAACACAAATGAGTAAATTATTCGCAAGATTAAGCACTGAAGAAGATGAAACATTGGTTGGTGGTAATGATACTGCTGTTGAGATTACTGAAGTTGTAGAAGCTGAAGCTGCAGCTACTGAAGTAACTGAGGATGCTAACGAAATCGAAAAAGATATCGTTGCTATGGAAGAAGCTGATGAAGCTCTCGTAGAAATTAACAACCAAATCGCAGAAGATGAAGTTAAACTTGAAAACCCTGAATCTGTTACAGCTGCTGATGCACTTGTATCACAAGAGTCATTACGTATGACAGCTAAAATGTTAGGTGCATCACTTACTGATCTTGGTATTACTACTATTTCACATGAGTCAGCTAAAGATTCTCCAGTAACTGCACTACAACTTTCTAATGAATCTGCTAAAGAGTTTTTCTTTAAACTAATAGAACAGATTAAAGCTATTTTCAGTAAGATCTGGAACTATATTAAGAAACTTGCTGCTAAAGTATATGTTATGTTTAATAACATGGAAAAACAAGCTTCTAACATGTTAGAAAAACTTAAAGATCTACAAGAGAAATCTTCAGAAGACTTTACAGAAGATGAGCAAAAAAGAGTAGTTAAGTTAGTTGGTATGCCAGTTTACTTAAATAGTAAAACAACTATAGATAAAGATAGTATTATTGGTTATATCGGTGGTGTTGGTGAAACAAGTACTGTTTCTGCTTCAGCTGAAGGTTATGATGCTATTATAACTAAACTTGAAAAAGTTACTGGTGCTGATAAAGTTACTGCTAAAGAGACGTATGAAGTTATGGCTAGTATCATTGGTGATATTGAAAAATCTGTAGTTAAAGGTGCTTATAAAAATAGTATAGCTAAATTTATAACTGGTGCAGCTGATAAGTTTACAGAAGTAGATGGACAACTAGTACAAAAAATAGTACCAGTTAGTGTTAAAGGTGGTTCAGTTGTAGCTATGTATATTAACATTCCTAAAGAATCTGATACTACAAAAATTGAAACTACTCGTGAAATGTGGAATACATTAACTATTAAAAAATCTACTGATAAATTAGATACTGCGGTATTCGATGGAATGGCTAAAGGTCTTAAACCATTTACTAAACCTGATATTACTGATATTCTTAAACAAGTTAAGAAAAATGGTTCTGGTATGAAGAAATTCGTAGACGATACACTTAAATCAGTTGAAACTGGTTCTACTAGTATTAAGAAACTAGAAACTATTGCTAAAAAATTAGGTAATATTTCTGGTGAAAAATCATCTGGTCTAGTTAAAGTTGCATCTCTTATGAGAGCTACAGTTACTAACTTAGCACTATCTGCTATATATGATAACGTAGGTGGTTGTAAAGCAGGTCTAGCTGTATGTGCAATCTCTATGAAGAAGTATGAGAAGAAAGACTAACACTACTAGTATATGAGCTATATAGCTCATATACTATAGTTATTTATATTAAATATAAAGATAATATATTATACTACTACCATCTTGGTAGTAGTATATGTTACTTAATTTTATATCTATATATTTATAATACATTTGTTAATAGTAATATCACATTCTTCAATTCTTTGATTACCCAACATAAAGGACATTACATGTATCTAACATCACAAAGATTTAAAAGTATTATAACAGATTTATCTAATAATAAATCTAATTATACACATTCACAACAACTAGCAACATTAGCTGATTTATACAAAAAGTTTGTTTTAGATAAAACTATTGTAGATTTATTAAAAAGATATACTAGAAGAAAAACGTATGTAAGAGCTATTGATAGATTAATTCTAGAAGATATTATTAAAGTACTTTATATTAATAAAAATGTAAATTTTAGTATATATAAAGATATAATTAATAATAATGAAAAACCACAAACATTATTAAATATAAATATACCACAATCAAATATAGTGTACACAACAACAACTGAATTCGCAGCTTTAATTAGATCGTTAGGTGTGGATAATGTGATTGAATTATTTACTATGTTAACATGTATACAATATGATAGTATCTAAAATAGAACTATTTGGTATAGAAGAAACTATAGTAAGACCTATACTTATTATTGCTACAACTGGTATTAAAGAATTACTAGCTATAAAAAATGATATCTATACTACTTATGATCTAAAAGATAGTATAATCAAAAGCAAAAATAAACTAGGTGATGTTACTGGTAATAATACTATACATGATGAAATTATTAATGTTGAATATTTAGAAACATCAGAAGATAATAATGAATTATCTAGAATACCTTGTAATACTGATTTTAAAGATATTTATAAAGATAGTGATATACGTAGTAAAATAACACCAGTATATCATAGTAGAAAGATGTCTATTAAGTTTAAATATAGTAATAAGTCTAAAAGCAAAGTTATGTCATTGGTTAATAAACTTCGTTTATATACTACTAATGATGGTATGTATAGAAGACATGATTTAGAATATCATTATGTAATACCTAACTATGTAGTTAGACTATTAGACCATATTAATACATTAAAGAATATAAGACTGACAACACCTCTTGATACAGATACTTATTTTGCTAATACATTTGATAACAGAGCAGATTTCTTAAATAGTATGGATGGTAATGTTGTTAAGACTGATATAGCTATACGTGAATCACAATCTGATATACAAGGTTATATAATAGATGAGTTACATCAAATAGCAGCTGAGTATGATGAAAATACCACTTATTGGAATATAGAGTTTACATATGAATTCATATATGAAAAACCAGTAAGTCTATTATTAACATATCCTATATTAATATTTAACACTCTTATTAATAAAGAGTTTAGAAACTTTATAACAGATAAACAACCTAATAATAACGCTAATATGTCTAACAGATCTAAAGACCTTATAGATATAACTAAACGTGGTAATATATTAACCAAAAACATATTTACTGTTAATAATAATAAATACTATTTAACAGTACCAGAGTTTGATAATGAAATATTACCACCACCACCTAATTTTACAGCTAGGATGTTTAGTGTATTAGTTACTGTTGATCCTAATAACTGTACTGAGTTATTTAATATTAATGATATACCTAAAATAAGATTTAAAAGTAACATATTAAATTTTATATTAACTAGTGAATATCCATATGTAGGTGATTTACACAATAGTATGTTATATATAGATCTTTATAAAGATAATAAAAAAGATTATAATAATAAAATACTTATGGACAGTAGTGGTGTTTTAACAACATTAGTATGTATGGATATAAAATCTATATATAGAGTTATGTTTTCAGTTACTACTGATATGGATATGTTAACAGCTGCTAGTAAAAAACGTATAAAAGAGTATATTAAAAATGAAATAGAAACAATGAGTAAAGATACTATTGTTCGTGATACAGAATCTGTTATAGATAGTTACTTAACATTATTAAATATAGATACTAATATTATAAATGATACTATAAATAAAACTGTAGCTACTGAAGATATAGTATTCCATATTAAAGAACCTATATGGCAACAGTATATGACTAAAGAGATACTTATGGTGCATACAGGTATGTTAGAACAGAAAGGAGTATAGTATGGCTATACTAGATATAGATAGTATTGATAATGTAGCTGAAAGTGAAGCTGTTGTTACTAAGAAAGTATTTAGAACAACAGAAGAACTTAAAACATCTACTCTTTTTAATAAAGATAAACAATTAGATACTATAATACAGTATATAAAAGGAATGAAGTGGTCAGTAGACTACTTCTTACAAATAAGAGATCTTAATGATACTATAAATCCACCAGATTTAAACATACCTGTAAGTGCTCAGAAGTATAATAGAATCAATAAGTTAATAATAACATTACAAACTGCTATTAACCAAGATAATCTAGATAATATAACTGGTGAAGCTATTATTAATAGTGGTTTTCTACCTAATATTCATGATGTGTTTATAGCAACCTTAACAGGTGGTAGAGAAGCTTTATTTATTATTACTAATGTTAGTACTAGAACATATAACCTACATCAAGCATACTATGTTGAATTTAAGTTATATATGTTTTTAGATACCGAATCTGCTACATATAGAGATTTGTTATATAAAGTTATGAAAGAGTATGTGTATGATAAAGATCACCTATTAGATTTCTCAGCACCAGTTATATTAGCTAACGATTATACTAAGAAGATTAATCTTAAAAATAGTATACCTGAACTAATAGAACATTACTTCAAATACTTTATAAATAAAGATAAGAATATATTAGCTATACCAACAGTAACATCTATATACACAGATACACTACTAACTAGTTTCCTATTTAAAGTTATTAATCAAGATGATAATATTCTTATTAATAAAATAACTAGAATAGATAGTAATTATGAAGATATAGACTATAGTATATGGGATGCTATTATACATAGAGATATAAGTTTATTAAAACGTGCTAAACGTAACATTGGATTTAAATATACTCCTATAACAGTAACAGATATAAGTACAAGACATATATCATATCTAGGCATTAACTTTATTATAGGGTTAGTAGATGAACCTGTATTACTTAATTATGTGGATATTAATAGTGTACATAGTACTGATTATGAAGAACCTATTATAACTGTTGATAATAGTTATGTTATGTCTGATAATTTTTATAATCTAGATATAACTGGATGTGGTATATTAGAGAAAGCGTTATTACAATATTTAAGAGGTGAGTTAGTAGATAGTATTATTTTAGATAAACTATTACAACAGTACCACATGTGGGATACTATAGATCAATATTATTTAATACCAATATTAATAGTGTTAGTTAAGGATAGTGTTAATAATACATTTAAATCTATATAAAGGAGTATATTATGTACCATAAATTACCACCTAATTTATTTAAAGTTAAAGTACCTATATTAGCTACATATGATGAGGTTGAACTAGAACTATATGGTGTTAGTTTAACTACTGTTGATGGTGATATTAAGAAAAATAGTTATCTGGAGATGACAACAGTTATGATTAACCTTGATCGTATTATTAATATATACATACAAGGATATCCAATAAGTATAGTTAATCAAAATGATAGTAGTACTATTTATAAGATACTAGAAGATTATTTATTAGGCATAGATCATAATGAATCATACTCTCCTAATAGGATAGCTGTTAAAGATGATAGGTTAGAAGAGATAGATAAATTCGCTAATGAAATATTTGGACTTAATAGAAATACTATTATAAAAAATAGTGTTAATGTTAATAATGGATTTGATTTAGGATTTAAAGCAATGAATTCAATACCACTAAACACAAGAGTTAATAGTGGTGAGAAAGTTGGTTTATTAGCTGCGTATGAAGATAATAATTCATTGCCAGAAGTAGATTATGATGCTATTAAACGTAGATCATTATATAGAAGAAGAGATTATATACAGGACTAACAAATGAAAGAACTGAACCATACGTATAATGAAAAGATAACTATTATCGAAGATAATATAAAACTATATCTTAACGGTTGTAGTATATTAAAATTATATATAGCAGCACCTAGTGCTATAGCTACTGATATAAATAATACATATAACACAACTATGAAAGGTAATTTTATAGATATAGTTAATGGATTAAAAGGTGAGTTTACTAGAAGTAAAGCTACTGAACTAGGTAAATTACAAATAACTAATTATCTTAATGATATATTAACAACTATTAACAATACATATAATGAACTATCTGATAACATAGCTAGTTATATTAATACTATTAATGATAATTTAGATGTTATAAATAATACTACTAATAATAAAACATTATTATTACGTAAAGAAGTATTTACTAAAGATAAACTATCTATTAGTTATTTAGAAAGAAAAACAACTGCTGTATTAGAAAGTGATATTAAAAAAGTATCAGATATTATTACAGTTAATGATTTTTTAAATAAATTAAGTATAATATCTGATAACTTATCAATAGTAGATAATGATAGTTTAATTAATACAATAACAACTATAGAAAGTAATAGAATAGGTATTGATACGTATACTAAATACCTAGATACTAAACCGTATGTACAAGACAGTAGTTTAGTTAAAACTGATTATAAAACTATAACAGATGTTGATACTATTATATTTAACATATTAGATGGTATTAAAGATACCGATAATACTAGTATACATGAATTACTAATATTACTAATAGATAAACTACCAATAGTTATTGAAAACTTAAAAAGTAATATAACTGTTACATTAGATAGTATTAGTAAAATAACATTATCTAGTAATACTAATAAATATTTAGAAGATATTAATACTAAAGCTATTATACCATATACTGAAAGTACAGTAACATCTTCTGACTTTGATAATATATTAAAATCATATTCTAATATAGTAAAAGATTCTCTTATATTAGATAATAATTATGTTAGTAATATAACAGATATCTGTTTAATACTTAATAGTAAGTTATATGTGTATATGTATATATATAGTATATTAGATAAAGCTACGTTAAACGGTACATTAACAGGTAATAATATTAAAGTATCAGGATAATATTATGGATGTTGTCACAGGCGGATTAATAGATTTAGAGATAAGAGATGTTATAGAGAAAGGTATTGGTATTATTAAAGATACTACATACCAAATTATAGTACATACACCTAAACTTGATATATCAGCTGCTAGTATTAATACTATAGAAACATTAAGAGATTATAATAGTAGCATAGGGGATTATACCCTAGCTACTTTTATTATGCATGGTGGTGATTATATAAAGGATGTTCATCCTTATAGAGATAACTTAGAAATATCTATACATAAACTAGAACCTAATAAGAAAACTATTACTAAAAGATATAAGTTAGTTATAATTAATAATAGTGGTAATATACATGGTTCTAAATATAGTTTATTATCTAAAGAACAGCTTAATAAATCTGAACAGTTCATGATAGAGGGTCAGTGTATAGAATTAGAATTAGAAGTAATAAGATTACTATATTTAGATGGTGTATATAGAAATAGTACACTAGATAAATTTGTTACTACTGAATCTAAACATATAATAGAACAACAAAAGGTACAAGGTACTAATATAACTATAGATATTAATATGTGTAAACCTGATAATACTAAACAATATGATCATATAGTAATACCAACTGGTACTAAACTAATAGATCTAACATCATTTTTACAAAATACAACATATGGTATATATAATGGTGGAGTTGGTACATATTTTCAAAAATATGAAAATAGAAATATGTTGTTTATATTTCCACTATATGATAATTTACTATTTGAAAATAGTAAGAAAAAAATAATATTATACCATGTTAATAATAGTCGATTAGACTATATAGAAAAAACTTATTATACAGATGGTGATATTATTAAAATACTTACTAATAGTAATATGTCTATAATAGATACTGGTGAAGATGAATTTATGGACAGCGGTGATACACTTATATCGTCTGATCCACATATGATATTAAACAGAGATTCTGTAGTTACTAATGATAAAGTAGTTACTGATAAGAATAACCACGTTACTGGTAATAAGTTTAAAGATAGAAGAGACGGTGTTAATCTATCTAACTATGTTGGTAACACATCTAATATCTTTAAACATAAAACAGCTATTATACGTAAATCTATGGCTGTGTATCAAATACAATGGAATCATTGTAATATAGACATATTATATCCTGGTATGCCAGTATGTTTCTATTATGAGGATAATGTTAATGATATATTCAAACTATATGGTATATTACAATCCGTATATAGTAGATATAATGAATTAACTAAAACAACAAGTGCTATTATAAATATTATGGTTGAAAAACCTATAGCACATTATAATTTATAAAAGGTATATTGTTATGGTGTTTAAAAAGATTAGTGATAGTAAATATTACACAGAAGTTACAACTGAAGTAGTTGATTTAATAAATAATATGATAAACCAACTATCTTTAGATAGTAGTTTACAATATGAAGATAATATTAATAGACAACTATTCAATATTATGTTATCTAGACATGTATCAGCTTTATTTCATAAACAAAATAATGTTGTATCAGAATTAGGTTTTATAACAGTAGATGTTAGTATAAATAATATAATACTAACTATAAGTCTTGGTAACGCGGATTTTGGAGATAAAGTTGGTATAAAAAGATTAAACGGTGTTTTATATAAGTAACTAATACTACTCTATTTGAGTAGTATTAGTTATATTAATTATCAAGTTGTATTATGTAAGAGTGTGATAAAACCTAGTTGTTTATATTACAGTTACTATTTTGTTTTTATTTATTATATGATACTGATAGATTTATATATAGACATAACAGTGTAAACTGACATACAACATATAAACGTTACTTCGTACATAATGTGAATAATTTTCAACATTAGTATCCTTTCGGAAGAAAGTATTTATGCATATCCACAAGATATGCATAAACCCAACACAGTATTAATAAACATTTTAATATTTTATTAATTAAACTTATAAACAGATAGTACTTAATATGTACTTAATAAACAAATTAAACTATAATACGACATACACTCTATATTTATAATATGTGGTTATAAATCATATGAAATAGTATATATACTACTACCTAATAGGTAGTAGTATATATTAATTATAATCTAATTCTAAATCTTGTTTAGCTACTGTAGCAACTACTGGTGTTGTATTAACAGCATATCGTCTAAATACATTAATCCACTTATTAGTATTACTATCAGTATCTGTATTAGACAATAACCCACCTATTGAACTAAGTTCTCTATTTAAATAGTTTATACCATCTACATATAATCTATTAGCTTTAGATTCAAATGTACCAACTATATTACCAAAACTTATATTCTTTAATACAGATTCATTAGCACTAGGCCTAGAATATAATGTTGGTACTGTAAATAAAATATTACCATTCATATCTATAACATCAACTTCATTATATACACCACCAGCTAGTTCTATCCACTTTAGATATAGTGTTGAACTATCAGGATGTTCGTTCATATTAAAAAAGAAATCTAGAAAATACTGTTTAAATATTATTTCTGGTATCATACTGTTTCTTCTATTAACAACTAACTCATCATGTGCACTACCTATATATGTAGTTAGTTCAGTAACTGATCTATCTTCTAATTTAGTAGCTATATCTTTTAATTTATTATCGCTCATTTGTTATACTCCTCATATAGTTCATCTAGTAAATCATAATAGTTAGTTATATTACTATTTACATATTTTAAATTTTTAGAAAGTTGATATTGTATGTTATCATATACACATATTACAGATATTGTTAATGTTATAATACCTGTAATAGAATCTGGATCAGTACTTTCAATATACACTGTAGTACTATCATAATATGCGTTATACATACGTAATAATACTTTCTCCATTTCACTCTTAATATCACTAACATTACTATATTCAGCTAGTATATATTTCATACTAGCTATCTTACTATAATACGTGTTTGTTTGTGAATAATCACTTGTTAAGAAATACTCAAATAGTTTACCTACCTGTATAGCTTTATTAACAACAAATCCGTCTATGGTTAGTGTTGGTATAGCACTACTCATCGTCATCCTTTATAACTGATATATCAACAACAGATACTAACATATCCTGTGTATCTAAATAACAATCTATGCCTATAGTAAATGCTAAATATACTTTAGATTTTGGTTTTAATATAGTCTTAATGTTATTTATATTAACACCGCTAGGTGAACTAAAAAAATGTGTTGCTGTAAATGTAGTATTATTTCTACGTCTAAATAATATTTTAGCAATAGTACCCATTACTGTAACATATTCTACAGCTACTTTAGTTAATAAAACAGGTTCTTCCCAATCTTTACCATATGGACTACACGCATCAATACTTTTAGCAAGAGATGGGTTAATATGGTAATCTTGTACAAACAGGTCAACATGTCTATCTTTTTTAATATCTATATTAGTAAACTGTTCTTTAGCATATTTATTAAAAAGTGTTTTAAATAGATCTAATTTATCAGCATGTATAGAGCACCCAGCGGCACCTTTATGCCCACCGTATTTAATTAATATAGTTTCATCTGTGTTATTAATATTATTAAATATACCCATAACATCTATACCATCTACTATACCACGACAACTACCTACTAATATATTACGACTATCTGTACTATCTAAAAAACAAACTGATGGTAAGTTTCTAGATGAACCAACATTAGCTGCTACTATACCATTTATAGCATAATCAGTATTAATAGTAGTAACAGCTGAACTACAACTATTATTATTAGCTAACTGTTTATTAACATCCACCATAGCAGTTTTAGTAACACTCTTACGTAATATACTTAGTTTAGATAATTCGCTAGCTATCTTTTCAACAGTATTAAAATCATCAGTCTTTAATAACTCAAATGCTAAATCCTCTCTACCGACCCTGTTAGCTGTATTTATTAACGGACCTAACTTAAACCCTAGGTCTTTAGTATTAAACTTGCCTGGTACCCCTAAAATGTGTTTAATAGCTATCCATGCTTTATTTCTAAAACTATTTATTTCGTTAATACCTAATTTAACAATATATCTATTTATAGGTAATTGTAAAGACATAACATCTGTTACTGTTGATATAGCTACATATGGTATAATATTATTAAATATTCTTAAATCATTATTATACATTTTTGTATATGTATTAACAAGTAATATAAATGCTACAAAACAACCAGATACATCTTTACTATATTCACTATCAACACGCATTGGATTAATAAATACATCAGCTGAGGTTGGATAATTATTTTCTGGTATTAGATGGTGATCGGTTATTAATAATTCTATATTATATGTTTTTAATATTTTGAAAACTTCTTCATTAGCACTACCGTGATCAGCTGATAATAGTAAATCTATTTTATGGTTACTATTAACCTCTAATATACGATTAACTAACGTATGATTAAACCCGTTACCATCTCTTCTTCTATTGACAATAACTGTTAAATTGTTTTTATTAACACCAAATATATTAAATAAAGATCTATATAAAACAACGCCGCTATTAACACCATCTGAGTCATAATCAACCACGACACATATATGTTTATTATTTTCTATATGCTTAATTAATAGTGATGAAGCTTTATCAATATCTTTTAATTTACTAATATTATTAGTTAGTTTATATGTATTATAATACATATATGTTAGTTCATCAACACTATAATCTTTATTAGGTAATAGTCTGTTAACTATTATCTTTTTTTGTATTATTGGTATATCTAATTCATCTACATTTACACTGTTATTTTTTGGTTGTTTAATATAATAACCATATCTTTCAATATCTTTTACCTTTGACATATAAGTCCCCTATTATTCATACTCATGTATTAGCCTTATATAAATATTTTTTACATATTACTTGATTATTTACCTTAAGGAACACTATGCGAATATTAAAATTAACGACTGATAAAATAGAACCTATTACAGCTAGAGTATATAAAAATAAAGATAATAATGAGTTATATTATAATATAAAACATGGTACGTATGGACCAGATTCATGGGCATATAGTTGTTGTTTATACAAACCAATATTTACACCAGTGAATGAAAATGATAAATATATTTTAGATAATAATAATTATGAATTAAAAGCTATTATAAAAGATGATAAAATATTAAAAGATAAACATGGTAATGTAGTATATAATATTACTACCAATAAACATAATAGTGATAATAGGCATAATATAATATTTTGGGAACTACCTAATAAAGAATATAAAGATATAACTTATGAAGTAATTGGTATATTCTCAATATTAGGATCTGGTATAACTAATCATGGTACTATAGATAATCTATTACTAGCACCAGCACTAGTAATAGAAGCTGTTGGTCCTGTTAAACTAACTTGGAAAGCTAAAGATATCAATGATAATAATCTATCACAAACAGTTAGCTATATAGCTAAACATAACAAATGGATTGTTGGAGATATTATAAAGGAGTAATTATGGAAAGAGAAAGTATAGCTACTATTACTATAACTAAAAATAGTAAACCTAAAATAGTAAACAGTGTTGTATATGGATCTAAAAGTAAAAATAGTAATATATTTACACCTAAAGATAATATATCAAATACTGTAACAGAAGAGTTACGTAAACAGTATGGTAAATAATTATGTTTAAAGATATTAAAGATGTTTTTGATAAACATTTACATTTAACATATGATGAAAACCTATATAGAAAATTAGAAGCTTTTAGAATCAATTGGGTTCAAAAATCAGATGAGTACATAGAATTTTTTGGTAGTAATTTAACGGGTGTTCATAATATAAGATTTAGTACTAGAGATGAAGACGCTATTTTTATAGATATATTAAATCTTAATTATGAAGATTTAGAATATGATATATTTCATACTGTTGGTATTGATAAAAATAAAAAAGTTAGTAGTAACCCATTTTATTTAACTATGACATATCTTATGTATGGATTTTTAAAATCTAAGACTATAGGTAGATATAGAGATGATGCTATTAGAGAAGTATACTATATATTTGCATACAAAGCATTATCTTCTCTAATATCACACTATTTTAAATATAATGTTGATGTTGGTACAGCTAAAGCTGTTATAGAACGTATGTCTAATAAGTTTCTTATTAAGAAATGTAATAGTTGGCAAGAAGTATTATTATATAGATCTTCAGATGTATTACCACCACATGGATTACATTATAAACGACTATTAACATTAACTAGTGATGATGCAACTAGAGTAGTTAGTGATTTACAAGGTAGATTAAGAGATCTTATTAAAAACATATATATTGTTATTATAGATATTAACGCATCTAATGATAAAATAATAAGTACTACTAATCTAGAAGAAAATGAGAATGGTGTTGGTATAAAAGACTCTTCTAATAGACCTGATACATATACTAGATATTTAGATAGTATAATAAAAATACCTACAGATTTTATTAATGATGATATAATACATCTAGTATTAAGTATACATAATAATATTAATAGGGAACAACTTATAACAACACTAACATATATATCAATAACAGATATTAAAAACTTAAATATCATAACTAATACTATATTAGAAACGACCATATATAACATAGCTGGTAGAGGTATAGTAACAGAATATAATAGACATATATACGATATACTTAAATATACTAAAAGTTATTTTAGTAGTAGTAGTATAAAAGATAAAAATATATTATATGCAAAAAAACAACTTAATATTATAATTAAAAAATCATTAGATAAAAGTATACAATGGACATCTAATAGTTTAGTAATAGCAGTTATTGTGTATATAGTGTGTAGAAGTTTTACAAAAAAATAAATTAGGTAACTAGATATCCATATGGATATCTAGTATACTGCTTTGTATTTATATATGTATTTAGCTTCAGATACAATTGCTTTAACCTTAGCTAGTAACTGTTGAAATGGTATAGTTGTTTCTATAGAATTTAATTCCATATTAGATATCTTCTTAACCATAACCTTGTCTTTACCAAACTCTTTAGGTTGGAATAAATTAGTTACAACTGAAAATTCATCTACTAACACTGTTACATATATATCATCCTCTGTAATAGTAGAATTATCTTCTGCTATTATATTACCAGTGCTAGTTATGATTCTATTAATAACTAGCACACCTTCGGTATCTATCAATGTTGATAACGATACGGATCTTTTAGATCCGTATGTTCTTAATGATAATAAATCCACTATATACTCCTTACGCAGCAACTGCTGGTGATTTACTACCAATAGATCTATTTGTTGTAAAAGAAGCTTTATCATCATCGATACTAGCTTTAATTTCTTCAATCTTAGCTATGATATTCGACAGACCATTATCTTTAGGAGCGTATTTACCACTTGTTCTAAATTGTTTAAATTCACCAGTGCTACCAATAGCATATAGTGAATAACCACTGTGATCGAAGTCCCAGCCAGTAACTGTTTCGGTTACAGGATTTAACACACCATACACCATGTCATGGTCAAAACTAATTTCACCACCACACTCAACTTGTAATTGGGTAACATAGTTTAAACTAGTAATACCACACACTTCCATAGACTCGCCACCCTCTACATCACATATTTTTACAAGCACAACTTTGATATTTTTATCATTAATCTTAATGATATCATTACCATTTATAACGTTTGTAGCTAATGTATTAAATAAACTTGACATAACATACTCCTATTATAACCTGCTATTACTAGTTCAGGACACTATAACTTACTCAGCTTATAGATATTACATATTATAACTGTTAATCTTATTAACTTTGTATATAAACAGATTACTTTTATACACATTGATTGTTGTAAATTAGATAGTTTACGTAGTACTATCTTTATCTACTCTATTATTATTATATATGACTGAAATATATTGGAAAAAGTAAATATAGTATATACTACTACCATATGGTAGTAGTATATATATTATGCTTTGTAATATTTTAATAGGTTTTCAATAGCAGTATCATTAAGTACTGTATCGGTTTTATTAAACGCTTTATCTAAAGATAATGTTTTAAGTTTATCTTGTCTTGTTGACATATCACAAAGAGTTGTAATAACTGTAATAATATTACAGTATGTAGTAAAATTATCTTTACCCCACTTCCATTCTTCAGAGTGTCTAAATAACATATAATCTGTGTATGCAACAGTTCTATACTCTTTAAAGTATAAATTAACTATATCAAATTTTACTTTAAATACATTATAATTATCTTCACTAATTAATGCTTTAAGAACTGTGTATAAATCAAAATTTCTACCAGCTCCTTTAGTAGCATCTAACGATGGAGCGTTTGGTGACATAATCTCATTATAACTATCTAATTTAGCTATAAGTAATTTAAATGGAACAGTACCATTAAGTTTAATATCATCTAGTTTTTCTCTAATTAAAATACCAGGTTTAGCTAACAATGCGCTTATTTTAGTTACATCTAATATATTAGCATCGTTAGATACCGTAATAACTTCAGGTACTTCATCTACTACTGGTACTTCATCTACTGCTGGTACTTCTTCCACAGGAGTAGTTTCTTCTACTGCTGGTACTTCTTCCACAGGAGTAGTTTCTTCTACTTCTGGTACTTCTTCCACAGGAGTAGTTTCTTCTACTGCTGGTACTTCTTCCATAGGAGTAGTTTCTTCTACTGCTGGTACTTCCTCTATTATTACTTCTGGAGAAGCTTCTACTGTTGGTGCACTGTTATATCTAGCCATGTTATTTCCTTTAACTATGTGATTTAATATTTTCAGCTAATCGTTTAATAGCTGTCTCATTTTGTACATTGTATACTGGTATATTACTATCACCACATATCTTTAGTGGAAATGTTAAGTTACCAGTCTTTTTGTAATCTGTGTCTTTTTGTAAAGCTTCAGTTCCACATTCTGAATAACCTATTAACATACTAACTGGATCATCACAGTTCTTACCTAATAATGTATGTACTTGCATTGATATCATAGCTCTCACTGACGATGGAAGTTTATAGAATACTTTATGAGAATACACAGCTATACCATAACCAGTTAATGTCGGTTCCGTCATAACAGGATTTTTTATATCAGGATTGAACTTCTTCCACGCTATATAAGAATCAACTTTAATATCTGTAATACCAAGTATTTCATTCTGTAATGTATCATTACTACTACCATTATGTCTAAATGTATAACCTTTAGTAATTAATACTTTTGCTATCTCTAATATCTTTTCGTATACGCTAGCTGGTATATTATTATTACTATGTGCAATAGCAAATGATTTCTTAGTACTATGTAATTTAGAAGCATCTATTTTAATAGGTTTAAAATCAACTTTTTCCCATAAATTTTCCGTCTTAACCTTATCCTCTTTAGCAACTATAGTTGCTTCTAAGGGTTTATCATCATTTTCTAACATATCGAATAGATCGTCCATGTTATATCCTTTTATTTTAATATCACTCTATTTATATCTTTACATTTTTTATTTAATGTATAGCTTCTATAATATCATACTTCATAGTATAT